TAAGCAGAATCAGTGTATCGGCTCAGCAAGGTACAAGTGCAGCAGCAGATACTCAATTGATTTCAAATAAAGGAGTTTATTTAACATCAGGTGGTGTTAATCCAACAGCGGGGGATAGTGATATAATTATTTATTTAACCTATAAAATAGTTCAGGAATAATAGCAGAAAGTAAAGTATTTTAACTCTCTACCTGTTTAATATTAGAACTAACTCCTTTGATTAGCATGCAAGGACTGACTCTTAATCAAAATCTAATTCAATATCAAAATCAAAGTATTTAAACTTTGCAGTAAATATCTTAAATTCAGGAGTACCTGAACTGTATGACAACTTAAATCCGTCCTGGCCAACTAGTATTGGGCGTTGAAAAATAAGTGATGCTACAAGATATCCTTGGTTATCAAGTAGTGAAAGTCGCATTGGTGGAAACGTCGGTGTCTTATTACTAAAATTTAGATAGTCTTTACTGTTTTCAAGAAAAATAAAGTAATTTAAGTAAGCATCGGTCAGCTTAAATGTAATCGAAAAGGTTCGAGTAAATAAGTCAGGTATCTGAACAGCATTCTTAAAATCCTGTTTCTTACCAAATAATCTAGTCTGAGTTGCTACCTCCATGTCCCATCCTGGAAAATCAACACTTTGAATAGTAGATGACATAAAGTCATTAATACTATCATATGGTAGTATCAAACTCTGATAATACTTTTTATATTTCTCCTTTACTCGATCATTAAAATAATCTGGCGGAAAGGAGAAGATAAATCCATTTTGTCTTGCATTTAATAACATTATTTGCCTACTTTTTTTACATTTGCCCAGCTCTTACTTGGACTTGCGGCATTTACTCGAGCCATTGCCCACTGGTGTGATGTCATTCCAGGTCTAGATCCAGAAGAATAATATGCACCTAACCCTTTAATATATTCACGCTTTAGGTCAGCAAACGAATAGCCCTTCTTAGTTGCGACCTTTCTAATCTTAGCCAACGTCTCTTTACTTAAGTTACTGGATTTAGCTTCATTAATCTTAGAATCCTTACGTGGAGTATTCTTAAAGTCTTTCTTTTTCCTTTCAGCTTTTTCCATGTTATCTCTAAGCTGATATGCCTCTTCACTATTCCCAGATTTAAGTAGTTCCTTTGCTTTATCTAGTTTCTTATCACGAACACTCCCCTCAGGAGCTTTATATTTTTTAGGATGAGCCTTTTGTTTTTTGCTCTCAAGAATGCAGTATTGATTAAAAGTAAGAATCATTGTTTTTTATTTTTTTGTACCAAGCTGTCTTTTTACTTCGGCTCTAACGCTTTCCATCTTCTTAGCATATGCCGGATTATCATTTCGATTAAATACTATTTGTTGGTTTAGACTTCCGGTAATCTTACGCATGTCTCCTCCCCTAGTTCGAATTAACCATTTTGCAAGTTCTTTTATTCCAAGCTCTTTAAATTTTCCATTAGCGTCTGGTGCATCTGAATCATGCCAGTCTGGAGAGTTTTTAGTTTTTCTTTTTTCATTAACGTCTTCTTCATTTTTACTTTGCCATTCTGCTGAAACTGAATCTTCTTCGATAGGTCCGCCTGCCGCCCAAGTATAACAAGTACGTGCAGAGTGACATTTAAAGTGATGCATCCAACAGTAACCAAGTCTTCCATCAGGATCAGATACTTCTCCAGGCATACACTCTTCCATTCTTGGTGAAATATCAAATGCTACACAATTTCCGCAATTAGATTGCTTTGCAACTTCTGGCTCAGTATTCCATTTTTTAGCATACTCTTCCCAATATTTTTCGTCAGTAAGGTTCAGTGGCCCATATTTAATATAGTCAGCTGAAATTGCAGCATTTCTACGCTTAGTGTTTATTTCTAAATTTTGAGTTGCTACTGGACACGAATCTGTGCCTTGTTCCAATATTAGATATTGATTAAATTTTAAAACGCTCATTCTTTAAGATATTTTTTTACTATTTTTATTTCTAAATTTCCATTACCTTTTATTAATCGGTGCCACTCACCCTTTTTAATTAAAACTGGCATATTAATGCTAATTGGAATTTGATTATCTAATTGTATTTTCCAATCACTATGTTCAGTTGCTTCAATTATTCTGTCTTCTTCGTCTCGATGCCACATAAATTCACTAAAATCAGTTATTTGACTAAATGTTCTGGTAAATCCATTATCACTTAATTTAGTTTCTTGAAATGGAAGCATTATTATATTTACTTTTTTATAAAAAAATCTAATTCTTTTTTATCAAGGTCATTAATTGGTGTAATTTTAGTGACTGGACTTCCTAAATGGTAATTCTTAAGTGAGAAATTATTATCATGTAGGTTGTATTCTACTATATTATATCCAATTTTTGGTTTATCAACACAATTAAAGACTAGTGGTGAATCTTTTCCAAATTTTGGATAAGCATCTAACATATTACCAATTACCCATTTACCATCTTTTATTATATAAATCTTAACTTTATTATTCTCAACATGCATTCCTATATTTGATAGTCGCATACCCTTGTTAGTTAGGTGTAAAATCGAGTTTGCTTCATTCTCAAATTCTGGATCTATAAAAAAAGAATTTTGATGCCACTTTTTTAGACCGCGATCCTCACCTCCAGTATTAGCATGATCTGACTTCCACCGTTTTGTCTCTCCTTTATCAGTCATTAAGTATTTTGAACCTTGTCCAGTCTCTAAATATGTAATAACTTTATTACCTGTAGTTGAGGTAATGGATTCAAATAGTTGATATTGTTGTATGTATTTCATTATTTATATTATTTATATTATTTTACCAGAATCCAGGATAAGTTTTTCCTCCCCAAAGGTGCGCGTATCGATTGATTCGGCAGGCCCAATAGCCAGCAGTAGTACGATCTGTTTTTTCAGCACATCTATGTCTAGCAGCAAATGATTTTCGAGCTTTAGGATTACTTACCTTTGCAGTAAGACCTCCATGTACATCACCAAAGGAGATTAGTTTTACTTTGCCGGTCTTGGGATTTAACACATACACGTGATATTTCTTAGCTCCACCGCGCTTAGGCTTACCGATTTCCACATTTTTACCATGATATTCAGCTTCAAGTACTAGATCCAATGGAACTACTCTTCCTTCATGGAGTGCAACTTTTCCAAGATCCGTCTGTTCAAACAGTGAATTATCTAATTCATCTAGCTTTATTTTGCCAGCATCAAAAAGATCTCGAGTCTCAGTTAATAATTGAATATGTGCCAGGCTGCCGGGTCTAAAAACTGATTCAGCAATCGATAATTCATGAGTAGCATGATATTTCAATTGATTTGAAATTTCTAAACTCTCTCCTATAAATTGGGTAAAACTCTTTAATCTTGTCTCCATATTGTATTATTTATTCAGATGGTGGAAAATCCGGATCAATAAACACGTTATCTAGTGGCGAATTTGAGCCGCTTTGAGATTCACGTAAATTGATCTGTTTAATAGTATTTCCTTTGTAGAAAGTCGAGTGATCGTCAAAGCTAGGGAAATATGTTTCTATATCTAAGTTTAATGTGATTGAAACAGTATTTGTATCAGTATATGAAAATGAATAGAGCTTTTGGAAGTCGGCATTTTCTGGAAATATAATTTGTGCTGGAACACGAATACCTCTAAATTGAAAATATTTAACTTGATTCTTATAATAGAAATCAAAAATCTTTTCAATTATCTTAAATGTCTTATTAATATTATCACTTTCAATCTTTACTGCATATTTTAGTGAAATTGGCATTGTAAATAGTCTAGACGAAAATGCTTTCATCTGTTTTTCGTCATTTACATCGCGGGTCTCCTGAGTAAAAGTTCCACGGACATATTTATTGGTAATATCTGCTGATTTAATTGCAAATGAACTTAGTGTCACGATTCCGCGAGGCATCTGTTCATAATTTCCTTCTGCATGTCTTGGATATTTACAATCAGTTGGTAATTCTAAAAAGAAATCTTTCATAAATCCTTCATCTCCACCAAAATTGTAAAAGAATGGAATCTCATGCTTTATAACTACATCATCTCGCTTAAGATCGATAATAACATTTCGATTTAGCAGATCAAGCAGAGTAAGCGTGGCATTTCTCATGAAAACATCTTGTGTGTTCTCATTTCTTATATTTTCATGTGTTGAACTCTTCATTTAGATTATCTGTTTTTTGCAATATATGGAATATTTAATTGTGGTCGGCAATTATCAATTAGCAGTAACATTGATTCATCTTTAATAAACTGTTGACTTAGGATAAAATCATGTTGTTCTTCCTTGACCATTGTATTAAATAGTCTTAAATTTGTTATTAATAGAGTAGACGTAGGTAGCGTATAATACTGAGTTAGATCAAATGTGGTCTGAGTTAGAGATGAAGTACTTGAAAAGATCTTTTTAAAATCATTGTGATTGATTACATCAGATGGATCCTCCTCAATCGAATATACATAGACTCCACACTGTTTAAATTCATTAGACGTAGAGACAATTAATCCATGCCACGCATCACTCTTGAAATTAGCAATAGTATATGCTTTGACTTGTGAATTGATTGTGACTGTAATATTTAGGTCTCCTTCAGGTTCTGTATTAATATATCTTGTAAACTGAGCAGTCGTCTTAATTCCAGTGCCAGTTTCATTATCATACCCATCTAAGAAGCTAATTGAGGTTGCAGCTGTTGGTACATTAAATAGACAGGTAAATGAAAGATTTTTTGAATCGGCCAGGTTGAATTTAGGTTGCGCTGAATAAACAACGGCAGTCTGCCGAACCTTGAATTTTGCGTAATCTGTTCCACCAACCGTATCAATTAGGATATCTCGTTGATCCTTAAAGGTTAGGTTGCGATAGGCTTCAACCCTGATATATCGCCCAGCAGCAGATTGTCCAATATGATTTGGCTTTTTATCAAACGGTCCACGAACTCGACAAAATAGAGTAGAAGTACTTTTGACATTTTTATCATTTGTCAGTAACGCACTATTCTTCCAAGCAGTATACATTTCGCTTCCTTGATAGGCAAGTATAACATCATTTAGTTGAATAACATTTGTTTCTAAACTTGGCAGGTTTGCAAGATTCATGCTTTCTGCTGTTGGAATTAGATCGTTTGTTAATTCATAGGTTAGATCAGATAATGGAATCGTACTTAAGTCATAATAGTTATCAATTAAGCTTGCAAAATTAAATGTGTATTTTAGTGGTCGAAGTGCAACCTCTGGATGGATCGCGCGACGAGACGAATCAAATGTTGTTGAAATTGTTTTGTATTGCTCTGGTAGAGTTCCGTCCTTTATATCATCCTTTACGGCTTCACTAAATAGTTGATCTGCACTAAGTATTACATTATCCAAGAAGTGACGTGTGTCGTCCGTGAGCAGCATGTCGATGTTTGGACTGAATTTTTTAAGTTGTATTTTCCAAAAAGTCGGAGCCATCATAAATCCTCGGTGCAAGTATGACCCTTGAATTTCAAACATTCGATTTAGTAATGGAAAATACAAGAAGTCTCTCTTTCGAGGTTCTGATTTTGTTCCAAAAATTGATTGAAAATATCTATGATCTAGGTGTATTTCAAATGGCAGTTGAAAATCCATTCCAAAGTCAGTATATTTCGGCGCGTTACTTGGGAAGGCATTCTTTGGCACCATTACTTTAACACACTTACGATCTACATTTTTATATAGTGTCCACTCTTTAAATACGTAATCGCCACTGTCTGCTTCAGGCAGGGTCCTAAAATAGACTACTTGATGACCATATAATTGATTTGTAAAGTAGGAAATCTCCTGGTACATGCTAACTGCACTACCGACTTCATATGGTCTGAAGCTTGGGTCACGGTTTGTGATAATCGAAATACTTTTCTCGTCCGAACAGGAAGAAACCGGTGTAAATGTTGTCGGGATATTTACTCCGACCTCAAATCGAAGTTTAATTTCATTAATCTGAATAACCGAGGCTAGTTCATTTGCGGTTCCATCATCATACTCATATTTGACTTCAAAATAGAAGGTATCTGCTTTATCTAGAAAGATAGATGCAGCATCTCCTAAGTGATCTGGAGAAACTTCATACCATAGAGACCAATCTAATCGATTTCTAGAGTATCTGATATATCGTTTAAGATTAGTTAAGTCAATTGCGGTAGGAGAAGTGGTAAGCACGTCTTCTACAAAATCGGTGAAGCTAATAATGCCACATATTGGATCAAGGGTAGAGAAAATTCTAAAGTTCTTACTAAACGTTAACGAATTTTTTTGTGGATCTATTAAAATTTTTACGGTAGTCTTTATCATTATTTGCCTACTGATACTTTATTTTATTTATTTGTCAAGAACAAACTAAACTGATATTCGTTGTGTAGTAAAATAAATAATAAAAAAAGAGATTTGCTTTGAAGAAGGATTTTATATTAGACCCACTCTGGATTACCCAAGGCACATATTTAGACTCGGAATACTTTAACTATGTTTTATTGGACGCTAGTGTGAAATATAAAGAGGAGATAGCGGCTGACAATATTGACCGTTTTTATGAGGTCATGTTCCATATACTTAATTTGAATAATCTAGCAGTTACCGGCAACCTATTTACTGCAAAATACAAAGAAATTTGGAAAGAAGCACGAATTAAACAGATTCAGGAAGAATTGAAAAAAGTCTATGACTTGCCCGACGAAACTACAAAGATTTTTAAGAATGCAAATTATGTTTTCTTGAATATTGCTGTTGAGTACATGAAGATTCATCTTGATATCTTAGACAAGATTAAATTATTTTACATGAATAAAAATATTCATCATGAGAAGGAAATATTTATTGTGACAAATAAGCTTGGAACAAATATCTATCGAATCTGGAAGTTGTCGGATGACCTAAAAAAGAATTTTGGCTACTCCTTCACAAAGGTGAAAACGATTACGATTCCGGATCTAGTAAGCGATTCATTTGTAACGGCAGTAGACTCGATAGTTGATCCAAAATTAGCTGGACTAACGAGTAGTAAAAATGTGTGCTTTGCCATTATTCAAGAGAAAGAAGACGAGTCGATGGTTGCAAAAACAGTGAAGGACACTCTGCTCTTAAATAAAGGCATTGCTAAGAATCACAGGTTTGAACCGCTCCTAATTGGCGAGGTATGCCGATATATTTGGACCGAAAAAATGTTACCATTTACGCTAAGTCAATGGAGATCAGAAGATGTTAAAGAACTTTAATCAATTTATTAATGAGGCTCGAGGATTCTCGACAGCAGTTGAAGAATACACACAAGTGTGTAAGACTTTAATTAACTCAACGCTTGACAAATATAGTGCGGCAGCTAAGTTTACTAATTTTAGCAAGTCGATTATACTCAAAGATGTCTATCTAGAAGTGTCTCAGGAGGCCGCTATGAAATTTCAATTAGACGAAATTAAGATACTATTTGAGATACAGGTAGTTGACGAGAAGGAATTTGTTCCCTATGCTGCATACTATAAACGTAATTATAATAAAGTAAAATTAATTGCAGGTAAGGGGGTTAAAGTAAAGATAGAGATGTTATGCCGGCTGGTCGTGCCAAAGAAAGGTGGCCAACTTGATCGAGACATAATTAATATTTATTTGGACGATATTTTAAATCATGAATTGATGCATGCATACAATGATTATAAAGATCCAAATTTCTTTAAAGACTATCGTCTTGGTATGACGACCCAGTATGCTGCAGAGGCATATCCATACTTGATGAAATCTCCTGCGTTAAAACTGTTTTTTGATCTTCTTTATGTCTTAACACCAACTGAAATAAAGGCAATTGCCGGTGAACGTAGTAAATTTAAAAGCCAAGAAGAATTACATGGACATAGTGGATATCTATGGGCACAACGGGCAATGGAATTTTATCCAGAAGAGTATTATGAAATTATCCTTTCCGAAATCGAAGATCGCAAATTCGTTGAATATATTGATACAAAATTCGGTGAATTTTTTGTAAATGTATATGTTGACTCTGTGCAGCAAGACATCGCAACGATTGATCCTAAAATTCTTAAGCTTAAGAACTCTGCAGGCCTAATGGATGTGTTGAGATTCTTTGAACCTCGTATACATAAAGGCGGCCGCGATCTTTTTAGAAAGCTGGCCGCAAAAGTTACTGATCAGGGATCCGGTAAACTTATCTAGCCTAGGTTAAACTCCAGCATATATAATATAATTCATAACAATATATGGTTGCATGTTATTGTGTGGATCAAGTGCACTTGCAGCACCTACTGCATTAACCGTAACGGTTTCATTGTTAACAGTAACTGTTGCATTGGCAATGGTGTCGTCATCTGACACATCGGAGGAACCAGCACTTCCCTGCAAGTAGTTGCCACTATCATATGCTGACACAAATGCTGCTCCTGATGCGGATGCATGCGTGTGAGCAACAGTAGTATGTGTATGGGCAACAGTAGTATGGGTATGGGCAACTAATCCAGATTCAGTAGAGGTTAATTGATGATCAACCGAACCGGCAGTATGTCCAATATTATCAAATGGAGAATTCGCTGAGTCATATCCTACAGGAATACTCTGTTTTAAATTAGGTACCCTAAAGTTATTTACAGTAGTGAATCCATAAACGTTTGAAATTACATCAAATAATTCACGGTAAGTAGTTCTACTTTTTAGTGCCCCATCACAAAATAGCCAGCCAGCCGGTGCAGTGGCTCCAGCAAAAGCGGTAACCATGCCAATCGGCGTAGCTCCTTGTCCAGCAAAGCGACCATTAGCAAATACACTACCGCCGACTTCCAGGGATCCACTAATGTTTAGTGCACCTCCAATATTTGCAGTTTGAGTCACATCAAGCTGATCTGCACGTAGTGATTCGATATGTGCACCACCGGTATAAATTCCATCAAAATCAACGGCAAGTAGCGATGGCTTCTCCTCTGCGTCATCAGTATGTAGTGCAGCATAAATATGCTTTCCAACAACTAAGAATCTTGAAGCTAGCTGCTCCAAATCCTTACAATATACTTGAGTCGGTGGGCTGCCTGCTGACCAGGTATCAGTCGTTGTATCTAATCCACCAGAAACATCAACTTTAAATACATATGAAGTAGTCCCAGTTGAATCAACTGCTAGAACATATAAACTATTTCCTAGCTGTTCCATGTCATATATGTTAAACTCAATAGCACCACCTCCACCTCCACAACTTAAA